ACCTTAATGTAGTTTTTGTTATTCATTTTAAGCAAGCGCAATAACTCTAAAATCAGTCATCCTTGGTGGGAAAGCTTGATTTGTTCCAGATCCAATCATTTTAATGCTAAAGTACTTGAATGATGGAAGATTTGAGACCGTAAATTCATAGTCTCTATATGGCAAATCGCTAATTATATATCCAATACCATCAGTTTTAATAACTTTCTTATCAGGCGTTCCATCACTTAAAGAATCGGATAAGACTCTTCCATCCTGTGTTACATTTGAATATCCGGGGAATGGATAATAAACTGATGGCTCGTTTGGATCATTTTTAATTGAATATAAAGCTCTTAAATCGCTGGAGGTATTTACATATGCGGCAACAATCACCTTCAGTGAAGTAGCTGGAATTTCCAATAGAATACTATTAGTTACATATACGAATGAAGAAGGATCATCCTCTATAGTGTTGACTCTATTGTCTGTAACATAATTTTCAATAGGACTATTAATTCTATTGGTTGTAAAGACCATAGATGCTCTATCTAAATCAACGGTTGGTGATATATAACTATCTGACGTGGATAAGAATAAGTCTAAAGTTAAAGATTTTTGATCTGGAATGTTTACCAACCTTTCTTGTTCATTTATCTGAGAGCATATTAATCTTGGGGAGTCAAAATAAGTATTTTTTTCCAATTCAATATCAACAAACCCCTTATCTTCAAAAGAAATTTCTGTCCCGTCAACACTAGTTCCAGAAATAGTTCTCATTCTTGAAGTAATATTAGTGCCATTGAGTATTGTTGTTTGGATATTGGGTTTTACAAGTTCATATTGTATATTTTGTGTTGCAGTAACAGTTGATCTTCCTCCTAATGATCTCGATTCATTTGCATAAAGTTTAGGGAAAGATGATCCAACGCTTCTATCTACCTGACCAAAAGGCAGCGCAGATGTTTTTCCACTTTGAGTTGTATCAACTCTAATAGTATAGTAATCAAAGTCAATTGGATCAAAAACAGTAGAATCTTGGAGTGTGTGTTGTCTGTTTATTCTTCTAAGGGATATTCCGTCTATTTCATACTTATACACTAGAGTTCCTGCATCATATGAAAATGCAGTTGTTTGATCAATTTCTCTTGTTATTCCTGTTAATGTATTTGCCGTAACTCCCTCATATGCAATTATTTCCTTACCAATTAAAATATATCCGGGATTTGTACTTCCGACTCCTACATTTTCAAAAGTAGAAAAGTTTATTGTGCCATCTAAAGTAATACTTTGAGTAGAGTTTGATGCATAACTGGAAATCAATTTTGCAGGTTTTATGTCGCTTTGGACGCCATTTATTATTACAATATTTTCTCCTGCGTGCATTCCGTGGTTTTTGTGATTTACTCTAATATTAAGACCATCAGAGTTTACTTGAACTCCATCATCTAATATTAAAACATTTGCACCAACAGAAGCGTTTAAATCCGTTGTTATTCCTAAACTATTGGTATATTGTACTGTCTTACCAATACCAGTTAGAAAATCACCTTGAACATTGTCCAAAATAAGTTCATTTATTCCAGTTAAACCTGAAACAGATATTTGTAAATTTTTTCCTAAAGATTGCGATCCTACTTGGTTTGCTGATAAAACATCTCCAATGACATATCCAGAACCACCTCCCCCAGATGAAATTGTAGCTGCTATAGCAACTCCATTTTCGATCATAATATCTGCAGTTGCATTTCTACCACTTCCCGTGATACTAGTTAAAGCAACTCCTGTATAGGTAAAGGATCCTATAGAAGGAGTATATCCAATTCCCGGATTTACAATCGTCAGATTTCCAGTAGCAATTCCAGCAGCGGCAACATAATTACCTGTTGCATTAGATTCTCTTTGGAGAATAGTATTACCAAATTTAAGTCCAGAATCATTTACTGTCGATCCAAGAGAAATCCTTACTCTTCTCGAAGAAAACTCAAGAGGATTTTTAACTAAAGTGGCAATTTGTTTATTTCCGCCACTTAATGGTGGATTGAAAAATCTAAAATTGCCCTCAGTTGATGTAAAATTTGCTCTGTATAGTATAAATTTAAGGTCTTCAAAAGGACTCTCGTTCCAAGTTGCAGCATTTTGAGATTTGAAAAGACCACCTAGAGTTGGTTGTTTTGTTACCAATACTTGTCTAGATTCAAGTAAAGAAGCAGTAGTTACATCAACTTCAGTAAGTTTAGAAACCCAAACATTGTAATTTTCCGACATGGAAAGTATAACAATTGCGTGGAATTTTCTTCCTTCCAAATAAACTGGAGAAGGGAATGTAACTCTAGTTGCAACTGTAGCATCCTCAGAAACTGCAACCTCAAATGGTTCTAATACAACTTCAGAAAATGGGTATACCTTTTTCTTTGGCAGACCAAGTTCCATTGGCCTGAGTTGAATGGTTACTGGTAAAATCGGGTCTTTTGTGTTAAAGAATAAATCTATAGATGTGACAAAAACTCCCTTTCGATTATCAACAAAAAATGATTGGGCTAGTGGATCTACAACTTTCATTTATCTTTTACTATTATTGTTTATTTATTTTAATTTTTCACTCTTCATTAAACCATGAAGCATCATCTACACCATAATTTAAAGTTAGCTCCTCTCCAACCTCAATATCAGCAATGGCATAGTGCCTCATTACTTCATTTACCTTATCAATTTCATATTCAACATTGGCATCGGAACTGTGATTATATAAACCACAAAAACCCATTCCTATAATTGCAAATTCGTTATTTAGGGCATAACTATATCTTGTGCAAGATGAACCATTAGTAAGTTCTTCAGCTGGAATTTTGAAATATGGAAATTCCTCTAAAATTTCATATTTTTTTATTGGTTCCCGAGCAAAAACTCCCCATCTGTGAATTTTTGATCTTTTGACTATTAATTTTTCCGAAAATAAAAGTTCATCCAAATACATTAATTTGGATGAGTTTAAATCTACTCTCATTCAAATCACTCCATTTTATTGTTTAGTGAGTCCAGCTCTTGTTTTAATTCTTTTATGGCTTCAATCATAACTGGGATCAACTGTCGGTAATCAACTGCCAAATAACCATTTTCTTGCATTTCAACCATTTCGGGAAATTCTTTTTGAACTTCCTGTGCTATAACGCCATAAGCGTTTCCGGTGATCCCTGTTATTTCTTCCATTTTTTCATTCCATTCATAATATTTTCCATTCAATTTTGTAATTTTGTCAAGATAGAATCCCATTATTAAAGTTAAGATTGAACAATCTATTTAGTGCATTATCAATTGATTGGATGTTGTCCTTAAGGTTGATATCACTCATACCCATACCGCCGCCGCCTCCGCCGCCGCCAGACATTCCACCGCCGCCGCCGCCACCGCCGCCGCCGCCACCGCCGCCGCCTCCGCCGCTGCTACCCATAGATCCACCACCGCCGCCGCCGCCTCCGCCGCCGCCGCCTCCACCACCGCCGCCGCCTCCGCCGCCGCTGCTACCCATAGATCCACCACCGCTGCTACCGCCTCCCTGAGATGATCCAGCACTTGCAGGACTGCTGCTCATGGATGGAGCTGGAGCTGGTGCAGGTTGAGGTCCATTATTATTTCCCATAGATCCAGCACTAGCAGACCCGCCGCCGCCACCGCCGCCGCCTCCGCCGCTGCTACCCATAGATCCACCACCGCCGCCGCCTCCGCCGCCGCCGCCTCCGCTACCACCGGAGGGACTCATATTATTGTTTGAATTATCCGACATTTTATTGTCATTATTTTTGTTGGCCGATTTATCGACGCTTGTTCCTACAGTTCCACCCATAATAGTGGTGACTCCAGGTATAACCACTGCAGCTGTGGCAGTTCCCATTCGACCACTATCTGGTTGTTTTTCGACACCAGACATCTTAACATTATTAATGTTTAATTGGAGATTATTTTCAATTGCATACTCAGACATATTGAATTTATCAACAAATCTTTTCTCTTGTTTAGTTGGCATATCTTTATCTACTTTTTTAGCTTGATCTTTCAAACCAGCTTCTTTTAGTAGAGATTCAAATCTATCAGCTCCAGCCTGGAACAAGTTCATAGTGCCACGGTTATAATAAATTTGGGTTTTTGGTACTATTGTTGTTGTTGGTACTGTTGTTGGTACTGTTGTTGGTCTTGCTGTTGGTACTGTTGTTGGACCAGATGGCACAAACGTTGGACCAGATGGACCAGATGGACCAAATGGACCTGTTGGCACAAACGTTGGACCTGTTGGACCTGTTGGCACAAACGTTGGACCTGTTGGTACTACAATCGTTGTTGGTGCTATTGTTGGACTTATTGTTGGACCAGATGGACCAGATGGACCAGATGGACCAGATGGACCTGGGTTTGGTTGTGGTTGTGGTCCAGGTGGTCCCACAACTGGTTCATCCACAGGCATCTCTATTCTAATTGGTCTTGATACAATCAAATTCTCTTGGACAGTATTAATTTTCCCTTCTGCTACATATTTTTCTTCAGCACTCGTTGTATAAGTTCCAAATATTAATGAATTTGTTGAGCTGCTAGTTAATCTGAATACTTTGGATCCACATTCAAACTTTGGATTAACATCTATGTTTGGATTTGGAATAAAGAACGATCCCAAAACTACTCCAGATTCATTTGTTATTAATCTTATATTAGAAACCGTAGCTTCAGCTCTACTTGTTTGTCCTCTGAGCTTCATTCCTACACCAATATACCCAGAATAATTGCCCTGAGGTTGATTTGCCAAACTATAAGTATCTACATTGAGAATAGTGGAAGTTGAGGAATAAGACGTAGGAACATCTACTGTTGGGGAATATGGATTTTTTATAAAAATGTCTGAAGGATTATTATAAGTTCCATACTTGTGATTTTGATTGGCAACTCTAAAAGTTATTGTTGGGCTATTTGGACTTCCGGAATCATAACTACCAACTACATTTTCTCCGACCTGGAATACTCCACTCGACATTGTTATTTCAATAAGTTTTGGTACAATAAATCTATTGACATCTATTCCACCAAAGAAAGAGTAAACTCTTGTGAAAGGACGCAATCTCTTTGCAATAAATTCTACATTGCGAGATCTCATGAAAGGTATTAGTCTTGTATCCAATACTCTATCACCAAAAGAGGTTCTTTTTTCTGGTATTAACCAACTTCTAGTTACTGCATCCCAAGTTCCCCCCGCAAATCCTCTTTGTGGGTCATACTCAAGTAGTTGTTCTAACTCTTGCTCTTCTCTATCAATGAAAAGAATATTTGAAGTTGATCTAGATTGTTCAAGCCAAACATCAGAGGATGGGAATAGGAAAATGGTTCCACCATAAAAATCTTCTGCATATGGATTTACGTTAACAGATCTTGTGGCATATGGTTGACTTACAATAACACGTTCTTCATAGTTTAAAGTAACAAGTTGTCCAGTTCTTGTTACACCAACTCCAACCAAACTAGTATTATTTCTAAAATCTATACTTGATAGTGGAATACCTCCTGTAGGTTGAGAGGCAAGTAATAAATCAACCGACGTTGTAAAATGTGGTGGCCTTAATTCCAAATTTGTAGGATCAATAGAATTTTTAGAAAGAACCAATCTATTTTGAGTATCTCTAGTTGAAAAATTATCAACAAAAAATCCAGATTTGAACCTATTAAGTCCATTGGAATCCGTGATTGGAAAACTAGAAGCATTTACTTCAAGTAAAGATAAGTTTGTATAAAACTCTAAGTTTTCAATTCTATCTTCCAACTTATTGATATCCAACATTCGATATCTTTTATGTTCCTTCAAGTCAATATCAATTTCATTAATACTTGTAACATATGGTGGAAGATATGCTGTAGCCACTTCTAAAGCATCTTCATTAATTACTGGTTGTTGTGGTTTCTCTGCAGGAGAACCAAGTTTTAGTTGGAAATTGCCTTCTTTATCCAGTAAAATCTTATCAATTCTGGGTAAATAGAATGAGTATGATAATAAAATTGATTCATCAGAAGCTAAAATATTGGGAGCTGAATTTCCTGATGTAGTAAAGTTTCTTGCAAGAAATTCGAAAGGAGATCTGGAATTTTCTGTAGGCGAAATTGGAGAAACTCTTGGTCTGATATCTAAAATATCAGAGTTTCTTAAAGTGTCATAAGTGTTTTTTATATTCGAATATCCATACTGATTATAAGAATTTACCGTTGTGATATCGCCAGTATCTGATTCTGAAAAACTTGCTGATTCAAAAACAATTTTTAATTTTTTTGTGGGTTCTTTTGCATTTTTTGATCTAATCAATCTTGAATAGTCATAAATTGTTTCTTTTTGGTTAGAATCAAAAATAAATGATGAACTTATGTCCCTATCTCCAACGTCTAATAGTGAAATTGATCCAATAACATTGGATTCTGTAAATCTTATTCTTTCCCCTTCAATGAACGTATTTGAATTTAATTCAGCAAATCCTATTTTTAAATCATTTACTTTTTCCACCAAAATTCCGACAGCTTGACTGTCTTCTCCAATAAATTCCTCACCTAAAAGAAGATCTCCAGTTTTTCCTGTTGGTCCATTTAGAGATGTTATGACAATTGAAGGTAAATCTGCATCAAAAGTATTGTTGGATTCAAATATACCATAAACATTTGTTACATCAGGTACAAGTAAACAAATTTCTTCATCTTGAACTCTTGTTCCATATGGATAGTTGCCAAATGTAAGACCATCATTCAAGGTAGTTGCGCCAATTCCAGATGCTTGATATCTGGATTTATCTACTGTTAGAATTTTTATTCTATTTTTATTTTTAATTTTTGATTTTACATTAGTTTTTCTCAATGTGGCAATTAATTTGGCAGGACCATTGCCCAAAAGTCCACTTATTGTTAAAGATCTTCCACCATTAGAAAACTCAAACATATCAGAACGTAATGGTTCAATTCCACCATTTTGTCTTATTAAGATATATCTTTCCTCATCAAATGGCAAAAATGTTTGATCTGTGTCTGCGTTTACTATTCCGGTAGAATTTAAAGTAATTGTGACATCATATTGTTTCCTAATCGTAAGGTCAGAACTAGTTAGATTTACATCAGAAATGTATGATTTGGGAAGAACAGTATATAAAGAATTATCTATGGATGATTGTAGAGGAGTTTTTAGAATAGAAAAATCTGAAGTTGTGACATCATTTGCTGGAAGTCCTCCATCACATATTCCAGTAACTGTAGTTACTCCACTTATTGTTAGTGTACTTGTTGAAACTGATTCAATTTTTGCAAAAGTGTTTGTAGAAAATCCGGGATTGGAAAAAGATACAATGTTTCCTACGCTAGCTATTCCAATAAAATTCCCCTTTGCAGTGATTACTGTACTAATTCCAGAACTGGAACGAGCAGTTATTCTTACTTGACCAATATTTGCTAAATTGGTTTGGACAGTATCTGCACTAAAAGTATATGATGTCCCTACTTGACCAAAAACGGATTTTACATCGCTTACGCCATACTGCCTAATGGTTTTAGTTACTCTTGTATTTTCTATTCCATCAAAAATAAGTTTTTCTCCAAGAGAAAATTTTCCTTGAGTACAATATGCGGTTAATGCTATTCCAGAAGAAACATCAAATCTAAGAAAACCTACAGCTCCACTTTCTTTTCCTCTAATGTGAGTTGGAGTTTCTAAGGTTATTGGTTCATTTAATGTTATAGTTGTATATGTTTGGATATCATACAGTGCAATATCCCATTGATTTTGATTTAAGTTTGAAGTATTATATGATCCCGTTTCAAAAGCAAAATCATAAACTCTAGAGACCCCGATTTCATTTCCTGCAGCAATTGTTGATGATGAACCAACCCTAGAATCTCTGAGACTTACATAATAAGTAGTTGCTGTACTAACTACTGGAGCTCCATACACTCTATTTAAAGTAAAAGTTGGTCCAGTGAAATAATTTACACTTTGATTTTCAAGAGTTTTTGTCGTTCTTGGTTTGGGAAAATCTAAGAATGTTGGACTCAATGTTTCAATTTCAAATCCCCTAACATATGCTTTAAGGGGAGATATATTATATGTTCCAAAACTTTCACTTGGAATATTTCCATCATACGTTAGTTGATTTTCACTAAAAACTCCATTATTTCCTCTTAAGTTGTTTAAAGTTTCTTGAGCATTGATAATTGGAGGATTTACATAATAATCTCCAGATTCATCAAAAGTTCTCCTTGCGATTTCTTGAGCTAATATGTTATATTCTGGTCTATCTGTAATATTAATAAGTTGTCCAGCATTTATCTCCATCAACTGAACAAAATTATCAGTTTCACTTGAATCTAAAGGTACTTGGGCAAGTTTTAAAGTAATTGAAAGTCTATCAGCTCCAGATGCAGCATAATTGGAAAATCCTTGGGCATTATCAAATAAACTATCATCATCAAAAGCATTTTTAATACTTTCAATAACCCTAAATCCAACTCTAGCACTTGGTGTATTTGAATAGGGATCTAGGTATAGAATACTTGTGGGAACAGATACAAAATAACCTCTAACAAAGTAAATACCTTCCTCTAAATAAACTGCAGATCCAACTAAAGTGCTGTTTTGTGCTATTGTTGTAGCAAATCCCTCTCCATTATTAAGTATTAATTCTCTTCCCTCTGCGTCGTCATCTTCATTTAGAGATTCTGGATCTGTTACAATATAATCATCATCAAATAGTAAATTTTCTCCATCAAGAAAAGTTTTTTGAGTGTTGTCGTTAAGACTAGAACTAAGATATTTTACGTATATTGTATTTTTAGATACTCCATCCCCAGCTAGCAAATAACTTTGAATTTCTGCAATAACTGAACTTCTCTGTCCCTTTATTCTTGCTCCCAATAAAGATTCCAAATAATAATTTGAAGGAATACCTTGGTAGGTATCTTCTAATATAACAGCATTCAAGTTATTTTTGAAAATTATATTTCCAGGTACGACTACAGAACCTTCTTTGAAAATATGATTTCCAAAAGTTTCAAGTTGATTTTGCAAAACAGATTGCAAAGTCGTTAATTCTCTTGCCTGTACAGGATATCCAGGTTTGAAAAGAACTTTATAATATTCTTTTGCTGGATCAAAGTCATCAAAATAAGGAGAGACGTTAAGATTCGTTTCTTGTGGCATGAGTCTTTAAAATTGCAAAATAACTTTAATATCTTCTTTTTGATTTATAGACCTAGTTATGGATGGTCTATTATCAACATATATTATGTTTCCAGAATATTTTTTAACTTCTGGATTTGCTACTCCTCTCAAAAAAGATTGACCGAGGTAATATGTTCTATTATTTATTGAGGTAGAAACGCCAGTAAAGTTAGTGTCGATTTGTAATGTTACGTTACTACCAACAATATTTACTGATCCACCGCTTGTTGGAGATGATGTAAATCTATTTAAATTAAATCCATAAGTGGGTGAAGTATTTTGTGACCCATCTGTATTGAATCCGACTAAGGACTTATCTTGCCAATATTTTAGAACTCCCGTTGAAGTATCATATGAAATCACTCTACCAACAGCTGTTGTTCCAGTTGCAATTGTTTGTGTAATTGTCGAATCTGGAGGAAATACTGCAATACTGACACCAATACCAGTTAATCGTAAAGCATAAGCAGAACTAACCTTATTATCTACTAGTAAAGAAGTTGAACTTGGTTGCTGTGGATTTTTAATAATACCAATTCTGGCAATTTGATTGCCAGTTATAAAATCTGGATTTTCTGTATCATTTTCAATTCTGGAAAAGACAAGAACATTTGTTGCACCAAGTTCTTTATAAATGTTTGCTCCATGTCCACCCTGTGGTGGTATGATTACATCAAATATTGGCGAAGTTGCTCCAAGAGGAACTCCACCAGAAACTAAATCGATAGTTCCATATGTATATCCGCTTCCACCTCTAGAAATCGTAATACTATCTACTTTAGACTCGCTATTGATAACTATGGTTGCTTCTGCATTAGATCCATCACCTTTTATAGGAACTCTGGAATAAGTTCTATTTGCAGTTCCAAGACCAACTCCACGATTTCTTATCGTAATAATTTTCAATTGCCCACTAACCGTAGAGTTATCCCTTACTGCAGCATTGTCTGATGCAGTTTCCCAATCCTTTGGTACAGGTATGAAGTTTGTAGAATCAAATTTTATAATTTCACTTGGTTTTATTGTATAAAGATATTTCCAAATGTATCCATCACCACTATTTCCTGCTGGTCTTGGTTCTAGATCTGTAAATGTTGGTTGATCTAGGGATGGTCTTCCTGTAGGATTTTCTGGATCTACTCCATTGTATAAGCAAATATAAACCTTATAATCTTCATTAATTACAAAATAATTTGCTTGATATAAACTTGTTGCCCCAGATGGTTTTGATGTATTTGTTCTACTAATATCATGGCGATACATATCATATGTTATGCCCGATGTCCAAACATTCTTTTTTACCACTTGGGAAACATCACCGGGAGAAATTCTCTTCAATGCAATCATTGTATCCCAATAGTCATTCTCCTGCTCAAAACTATCTTTCGGTGCCGGAGGATTAGAATCCCAAGATGAGGAATAATTTGTGGCGTTTGGCAAACCAACAAAAGAATAATAAGAATTTGATGTAGAAATCAAATCATCTACAAAATTCTTGGCGTTTAATATTCTAATTTGATCTGTTATAATTGCAGACATTTTACAGTTTTTTATCTATTTATTGAGGTTACTGAGTTACTCCAACACCAGTGTTTCTGGAAAGAAGAGTTGATTTCCAACGACTTCCTCTAAGGGGAATACAGAAACTGTTATTATTCATAATATTTAATGTTAAAGCATTTGTATTTACATTTCCATTTTCTAAGTACACTGATATTTTTGTATAGTGTGTTGCGTTGTTCATAATTGTTGAGAATCCAACACTAGTCAAAGCGGTTCCGACAATACTTAGAATCGTTGGCGATGCAACTATTGGAGATGCTGTCGCTATACCAGTAGATGGCGTTGTAGTAACAACTGCACTTAAAGATGATGGAGCACTATGAGTTGATAATGTAAAAGTAGTGACTCCAGTAACTCCTTTTAGAAAATAGAGATCAAAATCTATTTCATAAACACCATTTGCAACGAGAGGAATTACTCCAGGATCGAAAAAGTTTGTTGCAACTCCAGGTGTTCCAGTTGCAGCTAGAGTTGGTCTGTTGGAAGATAATCTAAAGGAATTTATTGTGGGAATATATCCTCTTCCTCCGGTTGTAACTCCAGTGGCATAATAATTTTGTCCATCATATTCTATTGTGCCAAGAGTCCCATTCCCACTCAATAATCCACCAGCACTAAATTGGAAAGCGGGAATATTTGTAGTTCCTTGTCCAGCAACATATCCATTTGCTGTTATGATACCAGTAACTTCAAGATGACCATTTGTAATTGTTGTTCCAGATCCAACTGAAGAAACACCGGATACATTTGAGTGCGTGCTTTGGAGAATTGATAATGTTGAAATTCCTGAATATGATAAGTTAGTTCCTGATAAAGTAGAAACTGTAGAAATTCCTGAATAGGATAAGTTAGTTCCTGATAAAGTAGAAACTGTAGAAATTCCTGAATAGGATAAGTTAGTACCATCCAGGGTAGAAATGGTAGCTATTCCAGTGATTATTGTGGTTCCATTGACATCTAAAGATGACTTTGGACCAGTGCTACCAATACCAACACCAGTTGATGTAACTCTTGCCTTTTCGTTGCTACTTAATAGTCCACCGACAAAGAAAGAAAGATATCTATCACTGGCAGCACCTATTGAAAATGCACCATTTGAAGCATAAAGATATCCATCGTTTGCTCCATTTATTGACCAAGTTGAGGTTGAATATCCACTATTATTAATGCCCAAGTCAATGTAATTTGTAGTGTTAGTTCCGTTGTTAGCGGTCAAAACAATATCTGCTGATGCAATATCACCAGAACTGGCATTTCTTACATTTATTTGACCAAAAGTGTTTTCCGAAATAGTAAAGTCGGAAATAGTATATTGTAGTGATAAAGGACTTCCGGAAGAAACAACAGATAATTTGCTTGATGGTACTGTTGTTCCTATACCTACACTAGATCCAGAACCAACAAAAGCAGCTCCTCCAGAAACCTGAAGTTTTTGATTCTGCGTCCCACTAGAACTTGCAGTTCCGATTAAAACTGGACCATTGATAAAAGTAGAAACTCCAACTATTTGTAGATCAACAAAAGTGTTTGGAGCTGCTTGGACTGCAGATTCTATAGTAGCTGTTGTTATAGTATCAAGAGAAGAAATATTCTTCAACTGACCGGATGAACTTACTATTTCAGTTGAACCAAGTTTATATGAATCTGCACTTATATCACCTACAACCTGAAGTTTTGATGATGGATTAGTAGAACCAATACCAACATTAAAGGAGGTTGAAGAAATACCAACAACTGTTTTTCCCACACCAACATATAAATTACTACTGTCCCCCAAAAGATTATATAATTCGCTAAAATTATCGTTAACCTTTGTTGCACCTGATCTTAAAGTATCACCCGTTCCATCATTTGGAAGAGCACCTATATTGATAGTCGATTTAGACATTTTTTGTCTACTTTTATTTAACTAACATATTTATTAGGTATAGTTTCTATATTTTAGGGGATTTTTTCTAGATATCAAAGCAGATGTAGAAATACCAGGAACTCCTTTTATAGTATATGCATTAAATGATTTTGGAAGCGATCTTCCGCCTTCATTTATAGTAATTTTTCCATAACTATATGATCCATAATACTCAGATTGTAACCTTATATCTCTGTCAAAGGTGAATAATGTATTATCAAAGAATACTCCTGTGTGATCAAATGTTCCACTAAAATCATCAGTAGAGATTCCAGTAAAATATCTATCAAAATCCTCACCATTTGTTGATGAGACATTTACAGTTACTCTATTAATATGCGTAACACCGATTCCTGGAACTATTCTCTTTACGATAGAAGATGATGCCACCTGGTAAATGTTGTCAACTGCAGTTGTTCCTATTCCGAGAACAGAATTGTTGGAGTATAATGAGGTTATTCCTAGACCAATATTAGAATTTGTTATTACAAAATAGTCCCCCGTGGATAATCTAGATAATGTGATAGCAGTTCCAACTATGCTAGCATCTCTAAGTGGAGAATTTGGTGGAATTAAAAGATCTAAAATTATGCCAGTAGATCCAACCCCAACGGTTGTTCTTCCAGATCCAACAATAGATCCAAAATCTCCTGAGTAATTTGCATTTTTAATATTTTCTCTAGTGTGTGCCTGAGATCCTATTAATACAACTGGTGGATTTGATGATGTATAACCTGTTCCTGGGGAGGTAATTTGTATTGAAGAAACTGTTCCTCCAATGGAAATTGAAGATAAAGCAACAGCTCTTGCAGTTGTTCCTAGTCCAATCGGATTTGAAATGGTAACAGAAGGTGCTATAGAGTATCCCACTCCACCATTACTGATAACAATTGCCGAAATAGTTCCAGCTACAGAAACAACTGCAGTAGCGGCCGCCGCCACCAGTGTTTCTTGGGATATAATTTCAATTTGAGAAATATAATCATTGGTTGCGTTTTCTCTTTGGTTATCAAAGAAGGTTTTTACACTTTCAACAAAAATAATTGTAGATCCAATTCCAACTGGTTGTAATATATTAGTTTTTGGATAAATTAGTGGTTCATACCAAATTCTATCTTTAGTAACCTCTTTGCCATTGACAAATAAATCATCAGTCTGTTTGCACCAAATTAATGGTCTATTGTAGTTTTGATTTGCTGTTATACCGGGACCACTATATGGGTTTGATCCCACACTATTGACTGAATTTATTTTTGTTACTAATCTACTTTCTTCTTCATAATTTATATCATCTGAATTTAATCTAACTTTATCACCAACTTTAATACTCTCTAAAACATCAACATCAATAATATCAACCGAAGAAGTTCCTTGATAAAAAAGAATTTTTGATGTGTCACCAGATTTTGGTGGCTCTGTAAAATCAATAAAACTTCCACCGTCAAATATGTATCCTTTGCCAGGAACTTGTAGCACATCATTTAGGAATACTAATAAAGTCTGCTCAACATCAATATTTGATCCTGCCTTAGATCTAATTGATTTTTGAGCATCATTGACAGTAATTGGGAAAGAAGTTGTAGATCCGTCAAATAAAGAGTCTAGAGGATCAATTGCTAATAAATTTCCAATAGACCAACCAGAGAATAAATCCGAGTAGATCAAATCTACAGTAACTTCAAAATTCTCAAATGTACGTGTTGGATCTGTAGGAATTCCTACTGTTCCCCCAATTCCAAGAGTTAATGCATCACCAACTCTATACCCATATCCAAGGTTAATTATCTCAAAATCAATGATACTAGATCCTTGTCCAACAACAACATTTGCTCTTGCTGCAGTTCCGATTCCAGAAGCAGAAGAATAAATTAATGGAATATTTGAATAGCTTAGAGGAAAATCGAATATAACCTTTGGAGGATTACTTGATGTATATCCAGATCCTGGATTTGTAACTGCAACACTTACAATATTTCCTTTGCTAATTGAAGCTATACCAATATAAGTGATGTTAGTGTCTATGGAATCTGCAGTTTGAATACCAACTTTAACTATTTGAACACCTGATCTATAACCAGATCCACTATTTCCAATACTTATCGCAGATATTGTTCCAACTCCCGAAATAATTGCTGTTCCACCTGCAGCAACAAGAGGTTGGTATCCAAATCCACCTGTTGAAGCAACGGAAACAAGTACTCCGCCTATAGGAACATTTGCCGTGTTTGCATCATAAGAAGTTGATGATATTGAACCAGTGAATTGAATACTAGTTACTCCAATATTTTCTTTTAAAGCATAATCTCCAAGTATGTTTACATTTCCTGGTCCATATAATTTTTGTGGTCCCTGGAATATGTTATTGACCAATATGATAGCATTATCGGTTGAAATTCCAGATACTGCTGCTCCTCCAGAGTTTAAAGTAAATGAAGTTGTATATCCAGTGAAGTTTTGAGAAATATCATCAAAAACATAATTTCTGGTATATGGCTCTTCGTTAGTATCAGGTATTCCTGATCTTATAAAAGATCTTCCACTAAACGTTGAGAAAGTAGTGATTCCCACATAATCATAATCATTTGGACTTCCTGTTGTAGTTCCTATTGGAGTTTTGCCATAAGGAGATGAAGCAAAGTGTATTGTGTTATCTACAATATTGTAATTACCTTCAATTTTAGTAACTGTGGATCCACTAAAGTGAGTAGATATTCCAGTTCCCATCCAAGGTCTCCTAACCAAGAAGACATTGGTACTTCCAAATCCAACAGATTGAATCCTCATTATTTCATCATCAATTTTTATCAAATCACCTCCATAAAATGCAGTAGTTTGAAGAACTTTGATTCTAAAATCAATTGTTGAGGCATTATCTAGTAGTAAAGTTGTTGTGGAAGTTGAAACAATAGGTGATTGGATAATATTATCAATACTCAAGAGAACTCTTGAATTTTGTTTTTTAGACGCAAAAGCATGTGAAGTTCCTATCCCAACAGAGGAAATATCCAATGTTACCGGAACAGTTTTAAGAGCATTTGAAACTGAAGAAGATAATTTGATAGCAGATTCGTTAACTTTAACCGCATAAACAGTTGATGGTAATTTATCAGTGGTTCCAATTCCTGCAATAGAAGTTGTGCCAATTCCTATTGATTCTGTTGTTCCTGTTCCTATATGACTGTATACTAATTCTTCTCCGGTTACAAAGAAATGATTTGGAATTTTGATCGTATCATTTTGAATGTCAATAGAAGAAGAACTATTTCCAGAAAAATACCGCTTGAATATTGGCAATTGTTTATGATTTATAGCAAAATCTCTCTTTATGAAAGAAAGAGTCCCTTCATAACTTCCATATCCGTAATTTATATTTGAATTTGTCAAATCTACTGGAAGAGAGTCTTGACCATCAAAAATTCTTAATGGGTTCTGGAAGATTCTTGCTTCAACATTAATATTTGGAAGTGGGGTAAATGTTAGTCGAACTTTGCCCCCAGAAATTGTAGATCCTAAAGTACCAAAAGAAGATCCCGTCCTTAAAGTCCCAAATTCAGTAAAATAAGTTGTACTTCCATCATCTACCAAAATAACTTCGGATAATTGATGCTGATTATTTGTAATATCTTCTAGACAAACAATGTAATATGCAGAAGAATATGGACTTGAATATTCCGAAATTGAATTTGCTATTGGTGATGTAGTTGATGCAATAGAAGTGATCCTCGAATCAACATAACCAGTGCTCAAATAAGATGTAGATACTCCAGTTGAAGAAGAATCTGAGATAGAAAACTGGACAGTGTTTACATAATAAGTGCATCCAAGACCAACATATGGGGTAAAATCAATATTCAAATTTGAACCAGACAGATAAGCACTGTAAGTTCCTATTCCGGGGGAGGAAATTGGACCAAGAGTGTTTGTTGATAATTGTCCATATTCTAAAAGTTCAACCTTAGATCCATCATGAATAACAGTCAATTCATCATATTCAAAATATGATTTATCAATTGCACTATACTGTACTAAGATTTTTGATGCCCTGTAAGTTGTTGCAATTCCAACCAATGTAGTTGTTGTACTAAAACCTACCGGGATTGTCTTAGTTCCACTTGAAATTTTTACAGTGTCTCCTAAATCTAAAGTTCCAATTCCAGATATAGTATCTTCTATATCATATATGAAGAAATTGATATGGTAGTCATTTAATTCGTATTTTTTGGGATAGAAAAGAATTTGCCCCTCAGTCCCAAAAAGGTTAAAATCAAAAAATCCAAGTTCTGATAATGTTTCAACTCTACCATACTGATTTAAAAATCCAAAAGTATCATTATGAATTAAAGTTAGAATACTAATTTGCTTTTCTTCCGAAAATACTTTATCTGAAACATATGCAATATATTTTCTAGATCTTGATGCAGATACGTCAAATAAGTCTACAGAACTGAACCTAGATGGTCTGGGATTGCTATCAAATTGTGTACTAAAATCATCAATACTCAATACTCTATTTCCAATAGATTCAAAGTAATCTTGTATTGAAGCAGATTTCAATATTATCTCGTCAGATATAATTTTCGATCCTACATCTATAGTCTTTTCTGATGCGATATCAAAATCATTTACACAATTCAATTCGACTACACCGATTAAATCTGCTCTTGCGGAAAAATCTCCTAAATCTTGTGACGTTGATATTCCAGAAAATTGTTGATCATTAGACTCTAAAATTAAGTCAGAAAACTTTTTAAATCCTGCAGTATGATTCATACTGGATACTGGATCTTTCCATTTTTCATATTCTACTTTAGATCTAATAGAATAAGAAAAATACTGATAATAATCATTGTCATGAAGTCTCTGCGAATCTAGATTCAAAAATCCAGATTCTATTTGAGAACCTTTTTTAACAATTGAAGATGAGGAAATATTATAGTATGAATTATTGTCAGTTGATTCGGTAGAATCAATTTCTGCTTGTGATTTTGATGAAAGACCTATAATTTGTTGATTGGATCTAAATGTATCTTTGGATGATACAATTAAAATTTCTTTCTCGGGATTCCAATTTTGAACAATACCTGAGGTAAAGTCTTGTGCCTCAACAATCTCCCCAACAGAAAAATCATTTTTCTTTAGTTTAATGTCAAAAGTTGGGAAAAACTTTTCGGGTATGATTGTACCTGAAGAATATTTTGGGGAAAAATTGCCAGGATTTTCTCCAAAACTTAGATAATTTTCGAGATTGAATGTTACTGTTCCATTTGCCCCACCAATGTTTGGATCTATAGCAGTTAGAGTAAATAAACTATAATTATAAGAAGAAGAATTATAACCCCTATTTGAAGTAATGATTCCCACACTAGTATTTTCAATTAATACTTTGTCTCCAACACTAAATGGATAATCAGAAGAAGAACTGTAACTCACTCCCAATCCAACAGTAACTTCTTTTGTTACCTGATTGAAAGTTATTGTTTTAATAGAAATTCCGTTAGAGTTATTTACTGGAATGATTGTTGGAGAAATGTTACTAATTCCTTTGGTATTTTTTAAAATACTAACCTCACTATCCCCAATTTCATAGTTTAAATTAACGTCATCTATAACTTTATTTAAAACTTTATCAATAACAACCAAGTTTGGTGGAATCACATAATTTTTTCCAACAGATGAAATTCCTATTTTTTCAAATGAGGAAAATAGCCTTAATTTTAATATCTGAGGGACTACTGCTGTTGGTCTTAATGTAGAATCGGATGGATATTCAAATCCAATATCTCTTATTTCGGTATTTGCAATACGTCCAATATTTGAACTAGATGGTTCTAATATAGCATCACGTCCTAAATCAGTAACTATCGTAGAAATTCCGGGCAAAGACTTATAGAGATTTCCTTTAGAAGTTACAGCAACACTTTTAATTTTTCCTAAAGCGGTTAAAGAATTTGTAATATAATTGATAGTTGCTTCGGATGAGATATATGAAGATTTTTCTGGTTTTTGTAAAATATTATAGGAAAAGGTGGTAGATGTGACACCAGATATGCTATAACTGCCAGTATAAAAACTATCTTCTACTGTTATTTTATTATTATCTAAAATATTTTCAAAATCATTAATAATTTCTAGCTTTGTAGAATTATTTTGGTTATAATCTAATGGAATTAATTTATAGTATAAATTTCGAGGAAGTCTATTTTCTACTGTTAGAGTAACAGATGCGTTTGCATCTACACCAACTCTACCACTTCTAGTTACAAAAAAGGTGTTCCTTCCAGATCTAGATTCAAATATGTCAGTAAATAAAGAATCTGTGTAAAAATTGAGTGCAAAAGCGGAATACTTGCTGAAATTTTTGTCGTATGATAAAGAATCGTGGGAAACATCAAAAATTATTTTTTGATTCTTTATAGCTCTAATTTTTGGATTTATAAGTGACAGTGTTCCAGGTGAAGAACTTGTAATATCTACACATGTTGGATTATTTTTGGTTGCATCATAATACGTTTTTGATAATTTAATTCTATCATTATCAACTTTTACAATAAAGTAAATTCCTTGATTTTCCAATCCACCACTAGGAGAATCTGACGTATGAATTACTTTCTCTCCAGTTAAATATCCATGTGAATTAATTTCAATATTATCATTTACTGGATCAACGGACGAAAAAGTTTTTGGATTTATCACCATTCTTCGGTGATGATCGTTATATCTAACAACGTAAGTTGTTGTTATTCCAGAAAGACATTCGACAAAAACAGAATCGCTATCAGTTAATCCATGAGTTGATGAAGTAGAAACTGTAACACGATTTTTGTTTACCTTACCACTAATTATATTTTGATAATTTGTAGTAAAACTGTGAATTTCCCCACTTCCAATATTTGTAAAATACAAAATATCTGAACTAATTGAACTATTAATTCCAACAAAAGAACCAGTTGACCCAAGACCAACTACATTTGTTGATATACCAATTAAATCATTAGTGATTACTGCCGCATAGACAGTTTGATTATCGCTAAGTTGGTATGGATTTGTTCCGTCAGTGGAAATTGATATTGGAGATCCTCCATTAGAAGAATATGTTAATTTGTCTCCTGTGATTAAGTTGTGATTTGGTAAGTATATTGATCTTGTCGGAATAAAGAGTGAATTGATTCCAACATTTGAACTTGAGAAAAATAAAGTTATTCCTATACCAACTCCAGATAACGTACCAACACCTACAGATTCTTGTGGATTGAAATAAATTTGTCTATTAAGTGTGTATGGGAATAAGATGGAATCTGTCTGGGGGGAAAAATAAAATTTTCTAGATTGTTCATAGATAGGATCTAATGCTGAATGAGCAGATCCAATCGAACCATCTTGTTGTCTTAATACTCTTATTCTAGAAAAAGTCGAATCAATATTCAATACTTTTATTTTCTCTGAATTTATTTGTAAAATATCATTTTCTCTAATTCTTGGGAAGTTTAATGATCCAGAAACATAGAAATAAGTAACGATTCCTGTTGCTCCAATCGTACCAATACCAGAAGAAAGATTTAAAACATCCGTTCTTACTCCAATTCTATAATTTCCTTCTAAATTAGATGAAAGTGTACTAACACCTGTAATAGAAACTAAATCAAAATTGGAAAGGTTGTGGGGGGAATTTGAAAAAGCTATAAACGTATTTTCATATGTTTTAAAAGGTAAAAATGTAATGTCATTCAATAGAACACTATTGACACTAATTTGATTTACATTCTTTCCTACTACAGTTTCAACTGTAGCTGATGCGTTATTTCCTCCGGAATTTTTATTGTCAAAAACAACTCTATCTCTTACTTGATAGTCAAACCCTCCAGTTTTAACCCCAACAAAATTGATATTGCCAGAATTTACATAATTGATTATAGAACTCTGCTTTCTTATTTTGTCAGGTTCTATAATAAAGTCATAACCACTATTTGAGTTGAGAAGATTGTATGGTCTTGTGTTTCTGACAAAAAATGATTTGTTTAGATCCAAATTATCTTGATTTGATGATGTCGAAACATTATATTCATTTAATTTTGACTTGTACGAATTTCCAATAAAATATGGGAATACTGGTTTTCTATAATTTTTAAACGGTGCTGAAGACTCTACAGCATTTCCGTTAATTGTGGAAAAATATGCATAAACTCCATCTGGAAATTCCGGAGTCACACAAAATCTTCCGTTGTGCTCATCCAAGTCGCCGTTAGATTGATATTGGTAATCTTCGGCAAAAAATCCTTCGGGATAAACTGTAATTGATGGTCTATTTTGTTTTAATGATATTGAATATCCGGAAGTGAGAGGTTTTACCGAACCTCCATTAATGGTCGAATACCCATATGGACCATATATTGGATTTCCATCATAAGACCACCCTATTATTGGTGAGTGTGTATTGGATAATGCTTCTCTTCCCCCAGAAAGTCTCAAATCCGGAGTATAAACTACATTTCCATTTACAATTTTTTTGGCGATAACAGATTGTCTTAGTTTTCTTGGAGCATACAGGTGTGTAAATTGCAAACCATATTTGGAATTTATGCCATTATCAATAATTCCATCATCATCACCTATCTGACCACTATTAATATTTCTTTCTACTAAATTAATTGTCCATTCTGTTGGAATGGATTGGAACCGTGCTTCTGATCCAGCAGAAACAACAGTGATTAATGATTTTTTTGTCTCGTATCCAGATCCACCATATATTACCTTTACCTCAGTCAAAGATCCATTGGAAATAATTGGTGTCAACTTCGCACCAATTCCGGGACCAGAAATTGTAAATGATGGGGGTGAGTTATATTCAGATCCTGGATTTGTTACTAAGACTTCAACAATCGAACCATTTGAGATAACAGGAATAACTTCTGCTCCAAACCCACTCTTTAGTGATATAGTTGGTTGTCTGTTAAAGTTTATTATTTCTTCCGATCCATAATTAGATCCACCAGATTTTACAAATATGGATTTAATTTCCCCTCTCACAACTGGTTGCAATATTGCATTAAAGTTTTGTCCCGTTTTAGTTGATACGCCAATAGGACCATTGACATTTACGCTTATTGGCGGATAATTAAAATCGTGATAATCACTTCCAACAGAAAGAAGGTCTACATATTGATTTGTTCTGAAATAAAAATCAGAAAAAGTTGAAACACCTACTACTGCAGATCCAATACCAATAGTGGTTGAAGTTCCAACTCTCGATAGTTTAAAAGAATCCTCACTAATAGAAGTTACATAATATGATTCTCCAGAATTTAATCCTCCAATTTTGTTTCCTATTGAATTAGTATAAACAATAATTTCCCCAGTAGAGTATCCATGATTTTTTGCAACGATTGTATTTGATGATGTATTAATTCCTACTGAAGAAATTGATACTTTTCTATTTCTATATCCAATTCCTTTATCATAAATTGTAATCGAAGAAATTATTTTCTTTAAATTATATGATCTAAATCTATGAACACCTATACCATATGCATTTAAATTTATTGGATTAGATCCAGATAATGCTTCATTGGAAGTGTTGTGTATTCTTACTTGCTTTCCATTTAAAATAGAAACATAATATGTGGAGTTTGCAACCAACCCACCTACAACTTGTTGCCCATCTGGAAGATAGATTACCCTTTCGCCATCTCTAAACTTATGATCTGATGAAAACTCAATTACATTGTCTACTAAATTAACTTGGCCAGATTCTGATATTGAATTAAAAGAAACAGAATGCTCAACTTCTATCAATTGGGGTTTTGCTTTAGCGCCATATCCGTTACCACCTGTAATTGTAATAACTGGCTCAGAAACGTAGTCAAAACCACCATCAATAACTCTAATTTCTTCGAATCGTCCCTCTACTTCACAATCACCACTTGCGCCAGATGCCTGCAAGTCTACAATAGAAAGAATCGGTGGGTTTATTACGTCATAATTTGATCCGGGAGATAGTACATCTATTTTTTCTAATGGCCCATAGAAAACTTTATCTCTAGATTTATAATTTAAAATTTCAACACCATTAACTAAAATTCCAATAGGACCAGAAGTAGTAACTTGTTCTTTATTTGGAACTACTGGATTTGATATGTTTCTAACTAACTTTTGATTATCTAAATATTGATCCGCAAATTCTCTAAAAATAATAATATTATCTGTTACCGTTGCATTAAAAGAATTATAAATTCCATCATAAAGATTTGATCTACTATTTGACAATTTAATAGTAGTAGAATTAACCTTTTTTACATAGTAAATTCCTTTTTCAATACCCAAACTATTGGAACTTGATACTGGTGTGTAACTTATTGCATCTCCAGTGTAAAATCCATGTAAACCTATGTTTAGATCAGTTCCATTAAAAGTTCCAGAGAAGGTAACCGATCGATTTTTAACATCTAGTGGGGAATTTAGATAACTTGGAAGTGAAGAAGATGTTACATAAAAAGAACCATCTTGAGATTCATATGTATTTTGAACATCTGCACTGTACTTATTTGATAGTGGGAAATTTAATGAATTTAATTTTCTTACTAATTTTTGAACTTTATTTTTTCTAGAAGTATCTATTGGTCCCTGACCCGAAACAGTGAATGTTTTTGTTCCTGTTACTTCAGAAACAGCGGATGTTACTTCTGATCCATCAGTAAAAATTAATTTGACTGTGTTTCCGATAATAATATCATGATCATCAAACGTTTTTACTTCATATGAGAAATTTGTTAAGTCCGTAATAGTTATTGTATCGATATCATAATTTGCAGCAATATTAAAAATCCAATTGTTTGCTCTAATATCTTCAACACTTTTTCCGAGACTTTTTGTTTCAATTTTGCTTCCTTCAACATGATATTTTGTTGGGTTGTTTATTTGCAAATCCGAAAGAACACCGGTTACTCTAACTTTTACTATAGAGTTAGTTCCTATTCCAGCATAACCGTATGCATATGAATTGATCCTTACATTTTGTCCAGATTTTAATTCTTGGTCAATTCCGGAACAACCATAAAATTGTGTATATGATTTTGAAGTATAGTTGATAGTAACTGAAGTTCCGTTGTTAAGTTCAGCAATTAATTCTCCAGACTCGGGAAATCCTGCAGTAGAATCTACATCAAGAACTTCTCCTCCAATTAAAACATTAGTAATTATCTTTGTCTGTGGGTGAATAGAAAAGTCACCTGATATCGATCCTTCAACAGAAATATCTTTATTACTTCCATAATCCAAACTTAGAATAAAATATTCTTTATTATCTCTAATAATTTTTTCTATACCATTAATAGACGCAAAAGATTTTTTAAATACGGAAGTTTCGTCTTGAAATAAACTTTTGTTGATTAGATCTGAAGGATTTCCCTCTAATGCCTCAACAACAAGATCTTTTGTAACCTTATATTGGGAATTGGAAGGAATGAATAGATAATCCCTAGGTTTGATTACTTGAACATCTTCTCCATATAAAGCTCTGAAAAGAATTTCAAAGGATCCATCAGTTCCTTTTGATGAATAAAAATCCTTAGATTGTTTAATAAAAAGATTTTGATTAATTCCTGAATATAAATCTCTATTTCCAAATCCAGGAGAAAATTGATTTTTTATTTTTTTAAAAAACTCCTTCAAAAACAAAATACTAAGGTTTGTTACGGTATCGCCAATTATATGGTTTTCGATATTTGAGGTAGAAAATACCAAATGATCTGTTTTTAATGGGTCTTGATATGAAGTGACCCCACTAAATCCTCTTACACAATCATTAAATGTGGTATTTGTTTTGGATTTATAAGTTATAATTTCCGAACCTATTTTCAATAAACCATAAGATTCTGGAAATCCTTGTGTCGATATAACATTTATTGTTTTATCGAGTTGATTTAAACCAGAAGTAATTGTGGTAGAATCTACAAGATTTGTAAGTTGTTCTAACTTTATGTACTTATCAATATTCTGAAGAATGTCAAGCACTCCCCCTTTAGTTTCCAGAGATTCATAGTATTGTGATAAAAATTCATTTACCAGAGGAAACTCTTCCCTTACAAAAAGAGGAAGTTGATTTTCGACAATTGAACTGATTTTGATTCTTGTATCTACCATTTTTTTACTTTCTTATACGAGTGCCATTATTGTAACTTGATGTAACATCATACGTAGATGCCGAAATATCGCCACCAGAAGAAACATCATCAATCTTCATTTGAAATGTGCTCTTATTAATATCTAGTTGCAAATAAAGATCCTGTTTTCCTAAAACGTCGTTTGAAACAGGAACTGCAGAAATTTCTATTACAGAGTTTCCATTCGAAGATTTTTCTGTAGATAATATCTTGGTTGCATTCAATAAAATTTCGCCTTTATCATAATAAATTGTTCCAATAGATCTCAATCTAATTGTCGGATTTGGGAGGTTTGGGTCTGAAAATAAAAATATAGATCCTGTTTTTAAATCAGCATTCGGTAAATCTCCAAGATATACTGTTTGCTGTATTCCCTCAACAGTAAATCCAGAGGACTTAATATTGTATCCAGTTTTATCTTTAATGTGAAATGCATTTCCAAAACAAATTTCATAATCGGCAACTTGTCCTAAAGCAGGTCTCAAATCTCTTCTAAT